ACTGAATATGTTCCAATAACAGAAAAAGGATATATGAATTTAGATAAAACTGATATACAAAAATTCTTTAAACGATTACGGAAACTATCCAAAACAAAAATTAAATATTATGTATGTGGAGAATATGGAACTAAAAAGATGCGCCCTCATTATCATATAATATTATTCAATGCAAATAAAGAACATATACAAAAAGCATGGATATTAAATAACAAACCATTAGGAACAATGCATGTAGGACAAGTAAACGAAGCAAGTATAGGATATACACTAAAATACATGACAAAAAAAGGTAAAATACCATTACATTATAATGATGACAGACAAAAAGAATTCAGTTTAATGTCAAAAAGACTAGGAGACAATTATATAACAAAAAAAATGATAAACTGGCATAAACAAGATTTAGAAAAACGTATGTACGTAAACATACCAGATAATAAGAAAATAGCAATGCCAAGATATTATAAAGACAAAATATATAACGAATTAGAAAAAGACAAAATAGCAATGTATTTAAAAGACATTGCAGAAAAAGAAACAGAAAAATTACAAACTGAATTAGGAGAAACATACGAAAAAGTAATGGTAGAAAGACATATAAACCAATTCAAAAAGATGTATAAAAATGCCGAAATCGGCAGACAATATGAATAAATCAAATTTAAAAAGATACATTATGCACAAAGTTAAAAATTCGTTAAATTACGAATACAAAGACCAATTAGGAGAAGTAAACACATTACCTTCGATGACAATTCCAGACCAAACAATGTCAATAAGAACAATTGTGGATAGATACGCAAGAGGCCTTCCAGTAACATCGTTTACACCGATTTATGAAGGAGAAGAATACATACCAGACCCAAAAACATTAGATTTAGTAGAACGCCATGAAATGGCAGAACAAATAAGACAAGAAGTGGAGAGTATTAAGTCTCGCCAATGGAAAAAACCACAAGATGTTGAAAACACTGTGGAAAACTTAAAAACAGACGTTGAAAAGACACCAATTTAACATTGGTGTCGCTTTCAGCGTAAGACAAGCGAAGCGCGTCAGAAACAAAAAGCACTAATATTCCTAGATATATTAGTGCTAATTGACACTAAAACAAAAAAAGAGCTATATTTGAAAAAAAAGGGAACGTAGTGGACGCAAAAAAAAAATAAAAGCGATTAATAAAAAAAATGTCAATTAAACACAAAAAAAACAAAAAACATGCCAATACCATTAGCATTAGCAGCAGCAGCAATACCAGCAATAACAGACCTGGTAAATAGCGGTAGTACATTATATACTAACGCACAAAACAGACAATTCAGTCAACAAATGTATGACAGACAAAGAGCAGACGCATTAACAGATTGGGACAAACAAAACAAATATAATAGTCCAAGTCAACAAATGCAGAGATATAAAGAAGCGGGGTTAAATCCAAATTTGATATATGGGCAGATGTCTAATTCCGCAGCAATTAGAAGTACCGATATGAAACACCCCGAATTTGTAGCACCAAAACTACAAAATACTGGACAAGTAATGAATAATTATATAGATTTAAAATTAAAGGAACAACAATTATCCAACGATAAACAAGCAGGAGAATTATTAAGACAACAAACACAAGGAAAAAAGTTAGAAAATGAAAATTTACAAGATAAATCACCATATTTATTAGAAGAATCATTTCAAAAAAGTAGATTAGTTGGAGAACAAGTACAAAATATAATGGCTGATATTAGAAACAAAGAAGTAATGAATCCATTACAACAAGACCAACTAAGGTCACAAATAACAACTTTACAACAAAACAGAAAATTTCAAGCTTTAGATTATAATCAAAAAGTACAAATGAATAACGTTCTTAAACAAACACTTAATCAAGCAATGAAAATACAAGGAAATAGGTATGAACTTGATAAATTAACAAACGAATTAGAAAATTCATTAAGACAAAAAGTATTATTTAAAGGACAAGAACAACAAGAAGATGTAATAAAAAGTGCAAAAGATATTATGCAACTATTTTATGAACCAACTACATATGGAAATCAATTTTTAAAATAAAAAATATGAAAATATTTTGTATCTATTATAGAGGAATGGTAATAATAAAAAACCAAACATTAGAAAGAGCATTAGAACTATTAGAGCGTTCAAGCGCCTTAACAATAGGAATACAAACAAATAACAATTAAAAAACCAAAAAATGAAAAGAGGTTACAAAGGCCGTCGTTCGTACGGCAGAAAAAAAGGTGGCTATAGGTCATCAAAAGTAAAAAGAACTTATTATGTATCACGCGGTGGAATCCGCCTTTAAAACAAAAAAACATGGGACAAAACCTTTTCAACAGCATTCAGCTGAACAAACCAAAAAAAAACGTCTTCGATTTAACACATGACGTAAAGTTATCCACAAATATGGGGCAATTAACCCCCATACTAACATTAGAATGTGTACCCGGAGACAAATTCGACTTATCATGTGAAAGCCTTATTAGGTTTGCACCAATGATTGCCCCAGTAATGCACAGAATGGATGTAACAATGCATTATTTCTTCGTACCAAACAGAATATTATGGAGTAACTGGGAAAAGTTCATTACAGAACACAATAGTGAACATGTAGCACCATACATGGCTTATACGAATGACAACTATACAGCCATGCAAAAAAAATTTATGGATTACATTGGAATTCCACCAGTACCAGTAGGTGGAGTAAGTACAAATGTTAGCGCATTACCTATGGCAGCATACCAATGTATATACAATGAATATTACAGAGACCAAAATTTACAAGCACCAGTAGATTATAAATTAACAGATGGTAACAATAATACAGACGCTGGAGATAGAGAAAGACTAACAACATTAAGACAAAGAGCATGGGAACATGATTATTTTACAGCTTCATTACCATTTGCACAAAAAGGCGCAGCAGTAGATATACCTATCGGAACATTACGTGGAGATACACGAGTAACTTGGAACGAGGATGAATCAAATGCAGCATATTTAAATTCAACATATAGTGACGGAACAAATAATGCACCAGAATTTATTGGTTTAACATTACCAGTAAATTTAACATCACAACCGGGTGCTACTAGTTCATTAATTGCAAAAACTAGTGAAACAGATGTAGACCCAACAACTATTAACGATTTACGTAGAGCATTTAAATTACAAGAATGGTTAGAAAAAAACGCCAGAGGCGGTACAAGATATATTGAAAATATTCTTACACACTTTGGTGTTAGAAGTTCAGACAAAAGATTACAAAGACCAGAATATATTACTGGTGTTAAATCACCTGTAGTAGTATCAGAAGTATTAAACACAACTGGACAAGATGGAGGTTTACCACAAGGTAACATGGCTGGACATGGAATAAGTGTAACAAGCGGAAAAAGTGGTTCTTATTCAGTAGAAGAACATGGATACATTATTGGAATAATGTCAGTAATGCCAAAAACAGCATACCAACAAGGAATACCACGTACATTCTTAAAAACAGATTCTTTAGATTATTTTTGGCCAACATTCGCAAATATTGGAGAACAAGAAGTAGCGAAACAAGAATTATATGCATATACATCAAATGCAAACGATACATTCGGATATGTACCTCGTTATGCAGAATACAAATACATGCCATCAAGAGTCGCCGGAGAATTTAGAACATCATTAAATTATTGGCATTTAGGTAGAATATTTGCATCAGAACCAAGTCTAAATAGTGACTTTATAGAATGCGACCCAACAAAACGCATATTCGCTGTAGAAGACCCAGAAACAGATGTACTATATTGCCATGTATTAAATAAAATCAAAGCAATTAGACCAATGCCTAAGTACGGCACACCAATGGGTTTATAATATGTCAACAAAATGTATAACACCTTATCATGTACAAGACAAGTTCACTGGAAACTACATACCAGTGCCATGCAGTAAATGTCCCCCATGTATGAAAAGGAGGACAAGTGGATGGAGTTATAGACTGATAAAAGAGGGCGAACGTTCTAGTAGTGCATTATTCGTTACATTAACATACGATACTGAATATGTTCCAATAACAGAAAAAGGATATATGAATTTAGATAAAACTGATATACAAAAATTCTTTAAACGATTACGGAAACTATCCAAAACAAAAATTAAATATTATGTATGTGGAGAA